GACATTAATTATCTCCTAGCCAATGCAAAACAGTATTAGAGTGAATAGAACTTAAAGATTTAGCATGAGTTTCATCAAGCTGGTTAAAGTATAGACGCAACTGATTATTAAGTTGGTTCGCAGTATACTCATCATATTCACGAGAAGGTACCGTTAAGTTAGGTGCTTTAGGTTGTTTGATGTGAGCCATTAAACCATTCTTCCTTTAGTCTTACCACGTTTAGCACAACCATCACCTCGAGTACATTTAACTACTTTTTTAGTTTTATTTTTAGTAGTGACTTTACCGCCTTTTTTAAGCTGTAACGCCTTTAATTTGTTTACGTTTAAACTGCGGTCACCAACATTAACTAACTCATAATTAGGGGTTTTTTTAGTGCCTATCCATCCTGTTTGATAATCTTGAACCCTATATTTTCTTGTGTCAACATTAGGTGTATTTATATCTAAATATTGTGTTGGACCTCCACGACCACGTCTTACATACCTTTGTCCCATTTGACGTTCTAATGTATCGTAACCGCCAGCTTGTCTTTGTGCTTCTATGCGTGCTGATGGCGATGCACCTCGACCAGCAAGATTTACATAATTCATTGGTAATACTTCAGTGGTTGTCTTAGGCACATTTTGCATTTCATATCCGTGTCGTACATTAAGAGCTTTTAATGCATTAGGGTTAAGGGCTGCTCGGTCGCGCAAGTTAAGAGCTTTTAATGTATTAGGGTTAAGGGCTGCTCGGTCGCGCAAATTAAGAGCTTTTAAGTCATTAACGTTTAAGCCCCCTTCTGCAAATTTTCTAATTTTCTTTTTCATATTTAACCTCGTCTTCCGTTAGGTCTTGCATCGACACGCGTTGTACCATATTGCCACTGGGTACCTAGTGTATCGGATGCTATTTTAAAGTTCATCTGTCTACCTCGAGCTCTTACAAATACTTGGTTAGTATATTGGTTAATATTGCCTGACACAGTTACTACATCTTTAGATAGTGATGTACCATTTGCACTGGTTGTTGAGGTAGCAGCACCTGGGAATTTAGATACACCTATTGTCATGGTTACTTCTGGTATTTGAGATGCACCTGAACTACTTGTTGTTGCTGATTCTGAAAAATCTACATCAGGTATAACTCTGCGTGTTAACATATACTGTTCACCTTCAGATATATCCATAAATGAAGACTCAATGTAAGCTGAGATAGGTTGAGCAGAAGTACCATTAGGTTGTCCATCATCGGTGCCTTTTTCATGTTCATAAATATAGCCATTGTAAGTTGCAAGTGGATACTGATTAATTCCTGCATCAACCCAAGTTGTTCTTGTTAATTGACCATAATACCAAAGGTCATCTTGGTAGTTATAAACAATGTATCGGTCTATCGTCGGAGAATCTTCACTACAATAGAACCATATTACCTCACTAAATTCTTTATTAGTGCCTGCATAAACTAAAGAAAGTTGGTCTTTATTAATCCCGTCAAATAAGAATCTACGTAAGTTACAACGTAATACATTAACTCGACCATCATAGATATAGAAATTATCTGTTCCCATCCAATAAACCACATTATTAACTGCGGTCATAGAATAAGGTCCTGCAATAGTTACAGAGTCAGACAAAAGTTGTAGCCCAAATACTTCCGCAGTACCTAAAAATTGCAGTGTGTGTATAGAAGTTTTAGTCCATACAAGTGTTTCTAATCTTGTATTTAAAGCTCCTATAATTTTACTACCTTCTTTTACTCGTAAAAACCCTGCGGTATTTGCTACTTCAGGTTTCCAAGATTCAGGTTTTGGTCCAATATCTGCATTAACGTCTGCCCATCTAATTAACAACTCATCTTTAGCCCCATTACTATAGTCATTATAAACATAAGTTCCCACTGCGGTAGCATTAGTGCCAGGGTCGTAAGCTAGCGTATAAGTAAATGTAGTTGCACCGGTTACTGTAATTTGATAGGTACCAATATAAGCTTTAGGTTGTTGGTTAGAAAGTGTTATCCAGTCGTTGGTAGCTAAACCATGAGCACTAGATGTTGTAACAGTAGCAGTTGTTGCTGACCGCGTAATGCTTGATATGGATACTCCAGCTGTTATTGTTTCGTCATATTCAGTACAACCTAAAGCAAGTAGATGTCCACTTGGGGCAAATAATATCTGGTCAACTTGTTCAGGCACTGCGATAGAGCCAGATAATGAACTCATTAAAACTGCCCTAGTAGAATAGGTATTATCATATGTCCAGTAATAAATATCAGAGTCGTTGACATTAAATATTAAGTCATTATTAAAGTTGTCCATAAAGATTTGACGAGGTGGTGTATATACAGGAACAGTTGAACCTGAACCCCAAGCCCCTCGAGACCATGTGCCTGCACCCCAACCATAACCATAAAGAGTAGAGCTTGTACCAATAGAAATCTGAAACTCAGCTGTAATACCTGTACCACCGCCAGAAGCAGTAGATGTCGCGGCTGAAGTATGAGTTATTGTAAAAGTATCTGCAGTGGGGACAGCAGTAATTTCATACTCACCATCTATAGTAATCCCACCTACCGCAGTTGCCCCAGAAAAGGTTACAAAGTCACCTTCAGTAGCCCCATGAGCTACGATAGTTATGGTTACGGTAGTGCTTGTATTTACTGTTGAAATACAGTTATCTGTTGCGGGAGAAGTAAACGTTGCTCGAATAGGAGTGATATCATAGACCGCTGTACCTGAACGCACATAGATTTTTTGAGAAGTGCCCAATCCTGCAATCTCATAACCATCAGAAGTACTGTAAACATGTAAAACAGAGGCTGTACCTACAAACTGATTAAATGTAGCAACTTCCCAGCCACCTATTTTTTCTGGATAGCCACCTCTGAATCGTATTTTGTCTCCATCATACCAACTTCCCATATTAGATAAATTACTAATATCACGATTGATACCTGGCATGAACTTTAGTTTAGATAAAGGCATCTTTATTATTCCGCATTAATAGTGCATGTTCTGCAAATCTTCGTCTAACTAGACCTTGTAGTACGCGACCGCCAGCTCGTCGGTATTTTAAAAGAACTTCTCCAGCCCTCTTTTTATCACCACGCTTAAAAGCTGACCGCACTGTGCTTCGCTGAAATGTTCCCAAACCAAGATTAAAGCTAAAGCTGACAAGAGCATCAAACTCAGATTGACTTGGTTGCACAGGATGTAACAGACGAAGTACTCCATTTTCAAATTTAATTAAATCCTTCCTGAGAAGACTGTCGATTTCATCAGCTCCCATTGACCTATCCCAACCACTAGGGAGCTCAGGATGACGAGTGATAAGATGCCCAACCCCAACAGTCCAATAACCTGCAGGACATTTATAAGGTTTCTTAGCCACACCTTCAAAGGCTTTAATAAGCGCAATCCCTTCCTCCGATGTTTTCATGAGCCATCCTTATTTCTTTTCCCAAGTTCTGCTTCCAAACCAGAAGCCAATAATAGAGGCTACAATCGCCATCTCTTCTTCACTAAATACAATGTTCATCGCTTCAGCAAAATCTGCCCCAGATTTCATCGCCCATATCATTCCGGTGATATCAACAAATAAGAGAAGACCAATAAAAATATAGGTGATAATGGGGCGAACACTAGCACGGAGATTAATAACCCAAGGAGATGCATTGTCCGAGAGTTTTTCATCATGCTTGTAAAGCGCGAGTCGCTCTTGAGCGTACGTGTCCATCTCGACTTGGTCAGTTTTAAGTTCTTCAATTTTTTCTTGTGAGGCATAACCTGCTTTAGCCAATTCCATAGCTCGTTGCATTTCAATTTGAGCCATTTCACGTTCATGCTTTTGGTCGCCTTTTTGCTTAAAAAAATCTAGGACACTAGGCAAGCCAGAAGTAGCAAAGCCTAGTATCGCTGATAAAATAGATAACATATATTGTCCTATTTATTGAACGTTTGCGTTCGTTTCTTTAGGTTGTTCTAAAGAAGTTTTTAATAAGTTTATAAATGCATCTCGACCCACTTGTAATTGGTCAAGATTAAACCGAGTACCATTAATTTTTTTATCTAAATCGGCTACATGATTAAGCATCATCTGTTGTTCTTGAGACATATCTTCAATCATATATTCTTGGTCATCAATTGTAATCGGTGTTTTTATATTTGCTTCAATGGTTTTTTGTTTATTTTTTGCCATTATGGTTTCCTTTAATGTTTAATGTTTATCGTTTAACGTTAAGCGTTAAGCTGTGTATGTTTCTCCAGCAGCGATTGCTTCGTTTGATGGTTGCATATCTTCATCGCCCCACCATTCTTTTGCGACCATGATTTTAAGATGTTCTACGTTACGTGATACGCAGTCTTTCTTTTCTTCATCGGTCTCTTCTGTCATTGCGTTACCCGCAATCACATCATGAATTAAAGTCACAGAGTCACCCATTGCTTTATAGTGTTGTGCCTTTTCTTCTGTACTTGGTACTTCTAATACTACATCGTCTGTCATGTTTATTCTCCTTTTAAGACAGTTGATTTAAATTACCAAGCTGGTGATAGAGTCACCTTGCTTGGACTTGCAAGTTCAGCTAATTGTTTTTCAACATTAGCTTCTTGTTCTGCTTTATCCACTGAATCCCATACCCAAGCTAATGCGTCTGCT